CCGCATCTACAATATAATCCCACTTTTGAATTCTTTCCCACTCAATCACAATAGTTTTATACCTAGTTCCACTGGTAGGAATGCAACTAATTTGGTTGTCTTTGATTTATCTTGAAACTCGGTAGTGGTTGGTAGCCACTTCTCAACCCACTCTAAGCCTTCACCTAGTGTCTTAAGCGGAAATGACCAGACACCATTAGGCGTAGAATTTATATACCAAGGCGTATACCCAAGAAGTTCAGAGGTAATAATTAAGAAATCAAATTTCTTTCTTTCCAATAACAATGTATCGTAATGTGTATTGCGAGACTTAAGTTCTATAAACATTTCATACTGCTTACTAATGCAATCAAATCCATCATACTCGTTAGAAGACTTTTCTAAATCAGAATAGTGCCCCGTCTTTAGCCACTCAAATAATTCCTGCTCTCTCATTTAATATCCCACTTATGTCTTAAGACAAGTAAGGCTATAATTGAGTAGTTTGCCATATCTTTAAAGGAGTCTTCAAGCGACTCGAATTGTGGTGTTGCACCCTTGTCGGTAAGGTTATTAATGCGAGCAAGTTTGTCGTGCATACGCACTCGTAGTCCATTAAGAGGTCCACCTGGTGAGTCGGAGATATTCTTCGGACCGTAATCAAGATGTTTCTTGATGAGTAATTCTTTGAGTTCATCAAAGGTTTCGCTAACCGCTATTGCAAACTTGGGGTCGAGAGCAAGGGCACTGTAATTTGTAGTATCAATTGATTGTTCACTATCTTTGTTGATGTTATATGGAAACCTTGCATTTCCAAGTGGGTTATAATCTGCCATACTTCTTCACTCCCCATTCTCTTTGTCGCTTTCAGATAGTAATTGCTGAAGCGACTTGTCAAAATTTTGTAGTGAAGATTTGACTATCATATCCTCAATCAACGTGTCAATTAAGTCATAGCCGTTTTCTGCTGCAAAAAGTGTAACATAGGTAGATTGTGCTATATGTCTTATTTGTTCCGTGTCGTCAGCCTCGTCATAAATAAACTTAAGTAAAGAACCTAACATTAATCTGTATCCATTGGGCAAGATTAAGTAAGGGTCAAACCCATCTTCATCTTCCATAGTATGGTCTATTAAATCAAATGAATTATCAAACTCTTCCCCACAATCGTGGCACTTATTATATTCGGGGTCAATTGGTTCTTTCACTCAAGTCCAGCCTTCTCCCTTATATATCCTGCTCCAAATTTAACGTAGGCTGAGTTGACATCTTCTCCTTCTGGCAGTTGCACGATAGTAACGGGGAGTTCCCTAGCCAGTGAGCGTGCGAATTCCGTGCCTGGTTGGTCGCCATCGGCAAAGACAAATACTCTTTCAAAGTCAGCGAGTAAGCGAGTGTAATGTTTCTTCCAACTATTAGACCCAGGAACACCGATACAAGGGATACCAACACAAGCAGAGAGAGTAATAGTATCGAGTTCACCTTCGCACACTCCTATGTAATCGTTTGCTTTATCTATATCTAATACATTATACATCTTGGTGTCAGCACCAGTCATACCCATATACTTAGGTTCTACAGCAGGATTAAGAGAACGAAAGCGCAAGTCAACAACACCAGACTTTGTAACATAGGGGATAGATAGTCTTCCTTGAAACGCTTCGTGTCCAATTTCAGGCTCCTCGACTACGCCTAATTGAGCCAGACGTGCTACTTCCAACGGAATGCCTCTGCTTTTTAGGTAATCTTCCGCCCGATAAATGTTTGCCTCGTATCTCTGAGCCGCCTTGCCCAGTAATAGTTTCTGCGATGCGCTCTGCTTCACTTATGTTAACCCTTTCTTGTTGGCTTATAATTTGTAAACTGTTACCTTGCACTCCGCAGGCGAAACAGAAGAATACGTTATCGTCAAGATTCGCAGTTCCTGACTGGTGAGTGTCGGAGTGGAAAGGGCACTTGAGATTAACTTGCCCGTGAGTTTGTCGTAAACTTGCTCCGTAGTGTAAAAGAATTTCTCTAATGCTGGGTAAACTGTTTTCATTTCTTTTCACCGTAACCCGCCTCCCTCAGAAGACTAACCATATCTTCAAGTCTTAAGACTACAACCCAATCTTTAACTTTTTCTTCACCTTGCCCATTAAGTCTTAAACAAACTAAACCAAGAATCTTGGACTTGGCTCTATCTTTTAATTGCTTAACAGCACTAGATGGATTAAACCCAGTTCGTGCCTTCACTTCCCAATCTATACCAACACAACCAGTTATGTCTGTACCACTTCGCCCTGCACCCGTAGATTCTGCAAATGGAAAACCATTCTCAGCCAAGTACATAGCAACAACTTTTTGACTTCGATATCCCCTATGTTTGCGAGATTGAGATGGCACTCTTATCTTTCTTCAAAACATTAATTGCCAAATCTAATCCCATATTTAATCCATCAGTCCATTCATCTTTAACTTTAATTTTTAATTCTTCTATCTTGTTGATAAACTTATCTATTTCTGCTCTTGTTTCAAACATAATAAGTTGACGAATTTCTTGAGTCATATCGTCTTCCTCTTCACGTATCACTTTAGCCACCATTCTCTGGTATGTCTGACATAAACATAAACTCAGGGTTAAATGATAGCCAACAATTTAGGTTAGCATTAGCATCGGCACGTCCGTATCTATTCTTTACAGGGGCAATAGCCATAGAGGTACCAACGACTCCAAGGGTGCAGATAAGGGCAGGAAGTTGGGCTACCTTACCCTGAAGAGCCGAACGAGGTTGGCAAGGAGTACCAAGTACAGCCTCAGAAGTGTGGTGTAAAATGATAACAGCAGCGTTGGTGGCACGAGCAAGGTATTTCAACTCCTTCATAATAGCCCTCATAGAGGCAAACTCTTCGCCTCCGTCAGTTGCAATATCCATAAGGTTATCTACAAAGATTGCTACGGGTGGGCAACCCCATAATTCTTCAAAGGCTTGGACCTCTTCATCTATATCTTGAAGCGTAGGGCTAGACTCAAATGACCATACAATATGAGAACCCTTTGCTAATACAGCACGAGTCCAACCTTGGTCTACATTCATTAACTCTTCTACATCGGTTTGATTCTTACCTGAAATCATTGAGGCTAATCGCATAGCCATAGTGTGGGCATTAGTGTCAGCGGATATGTATAGGCTAGGCACTTTCATATTTAATGCTAGGGCTAGGGCAAGAGTTGATTTACCTACGCCAGGAGTTCCTGCGAGCATAGATACTTCTGCTCTGCGAAATATAATTTTATTGCTTTCAAATGTTTTAAATACAGAAGGTAATGGTTCTCCGCCTATATCTTTTCTACCTACGCTACGAACAAGCGTTCTCATTAGTTTCCTGTCTTAAGTTGGGAGAGGGATAATATCTTCCCCTTGCTACTACCCCTCCACCAATTCTTATTCTAGTTCTTGTTGAACTAGTTTGCTGGTTTGCACTGGTCTGGCGTCCCCTGTGGGGTTGGGCAAGCCCAGAATGCGTAAGGCTTCCCCGTTGCCTTGGCTAATCCACTGCGATGGACTCGTGCCCCGTGTATACAAGTTGGGGTTGAGAGACCTGCCGTAGCGGATGGAGGCGATTGCGGGGCGGTTGTTGAGGTAGGCATTTGCGTTGTGCCTGCTGTTGAACCAGTGGTCGCCAAAGGGGCGACAGTGTAAGCACCTTGAATTAACTTCCCTGTTGCTGCTATTTGAGTAGAGTAATCACTTACACCCTCAAGCATCACAGATAGTTCTTCGGCTGTCTTAGCACGTATATTAATTAAGTCTCCGCTTGGAGTTTTATAAGAGACTTGTAACTTCCATTCTTCAGTTGCCATTTATTTTTCCTTCGTGAATTGGCAGTGTTCTGTGAGTCCACAGTAACTGCACGATTGTAGGTTCGGTAGAAATATACCAGCCTTGCGTGCCTTATCAAAGCCCGACACAAAATATTCTAATGTGTCTAGGGTGTATCTACTTAAGTCAATCATTTCCCCTGTCCCTGACTCACGAGACATCCAGTAATTACCTAGATTGACTTTAACACCAAGCATCTCCTCTACGCCGACTTTATAAAAGCCTAACTGTAAATCAGATATTGGTTTGCGAGAGGATGTCTTAAGGTCGACAATCACAAGTTGTCCGTTAACCTCAAAAATCCTATCAATAAACATCTTCACTGGCACATCAGCAATGATGGGATTTAACTCCAACTCAATAGCCCGAACACCTTGGGGGGTAGTCCAGATTTTCCAGTCTTTATTATTTTTGCGCCAAGAGATGTAGTTGTCTACCCACTTGGAACCCTGTGTATTCCAC